TGTTTAATCATGTACCCGTTTCTCTACCTTCATTGGATAGAGAAACAATTGATGGTGTAAGATACTATAAAGTTCCCGATGAGGATGAATTTTTAAAATTAGTATCAATTACTTCAGTAACTAGTCACTTCAATAGAGAAAAATTCGCCAAGTGGCGTAAGAAGGTTGGTGAGAAGAAAGCTAACGAGATTACTCGTAAGGCAACTTCTCGTGGAACTGACATGCACACTCTAGTGGAACACTATTTGTTAAATGAAGATCTTCCTACGGTTCAACCATTATCAGACTATCTCTATAAAATTGCGAAACCTACCCTTAACAAAATTGACAATATACATTCATTAGAAGGGTCTCTTTATAGTAAGGAATTGGGTATTGCAGGTACAGTAGACTGTATAGCAGAGTATGAAGGAGAATTATCAGTCATTGACTTTAAGACTTCTAAAGCACCTAAACCACGAGAGTGGATTGATGGTTACTTTGTTCAGGCAGCAGCATATGCGTGTATGTATTATGAACTAACAGGCACTCCTGTTAAAAAACTTGTTATTATTATGGCATGTGAAGATGGTGAGTGTGTTGTGTATGAAGAGCGAGATAAGTTGAAATATATGAGATTACTCGTTACTTACATTAAAACATTCTTAGATTACCACCTGCAATTACATGGAAAATGAATTTACACAAGTATTAGGTAAAAAGTTTATGAATCCCGCAAAATTTGCGGTAGAAATAGAAAAATTAGTTAAGAATGAAAAACTTAACTATATTGATGCTATTGTTCTTTATTGTGAAGAGAATAACATTGAGATTGATTCTATTACTAAACTTATATCAAAACCCCTTAAAGAGAAATTGAAGTGCGATGCACAACAGTTAAACTTTATGAAAAAGACTACCAGAGCAAAATTGCCTTTATAAAAATGCCTACTTTATCATGGTTTCCAATGCCAATCTATATTGATAAGGCAAATGGACCACAATACGAAGCTATAAACAAAGAACTTTTTGGTGTATATGATAAAGTAGATTTTGCCCAAAATCCTCAGTGGACTGATGATACTAATGAGTTGAGTTTTGAAAGAGATTATGCTTTTTTTCAGGAGCATCAACTTAAAGATTGTACTCAGTTCTTAGATTTTTTGCATATTCATATTATGACCTATTTGGAGCAAATAGGATCTAAAGAGAAATTAGAATATGTAATTGATAATTCATGGTTGACGAGGACAAAAAAAGGTAAGTATATCCATATGCATGATCATGGGAATTATGATATATCTGGAGTTTATTATTTACAGACAAATGGTAAAGATGGAAACTTATTTTTTCCAAGTCCTCATAGACTATTAGCAGGTAACTATATAATTTCTAGAATAACAGATTTTACTCAATCTCTTCCTTTAGAGCGAGGTTTAATAGCATTGTGGCCTTCTATGCTGTATCATAATACAGCACCTAATGAAACCGATCATGAAAGGATTAGTGCAAGTTTTAATATTAAATTTCTATGATAAAAGTTTTAAAAAATCCAAAAACTAAAGATTATCTGGGATTTAAAGAATGGGTTACTGGACCTGATTTTACTTGGAATTATAATGTAAAAACGACAAATTCTACTATTGATTTGCCTTTTTATACTCATGCTTTTATAAAAAGACCAGAGACTGAAGGATATCCTAAAATTGACAATCCTCAGGAGACTGAGGGTGTAGTAAAGATGTTAATGGAAATCCTTAAGTATAATAATGTAGCAATGAATAGTTTTATTAGAATATCTGTTAATGCTGTTCATCCAGAGAAAAGAGTTATATCTTCTTTACCCCATGTGGATCATCAATTTAATCATGGAAATTTATTGATGTATTTTACTGATGCTGGTGGATCTACTTTTGTAGAAGGTGAAGAGCATAATCCTAAGGAGGATGATATTATTTTATTTACTGGTGAGCATTATATGGAGACTCCTACGGATATCCGAAGGGTGATTCTAGTCGCAACTATGGTATAATACAGATAAATAGAGGTGTTAATAGGTGTATTATGTCTGACTTTTTTGATTCTGATTTCGTTCAAAACGAGATGGAAACAATCAATGAGATGCAAGAGGAAATCTATTCTCAAGTGTTTAAATTTCCTGAACTTTCATTGGAAGAACAGATAGATCATTTAGAAACATTGGATGATTTGCTTGAAAAACAGCAGATCCTTTATACTCGTATGAAACTATCTGATGATCCTCGTGCTAAAGAGATGGCTGACAATGTTCGGCAATCTGCTGTAGTAATGGGGTTCCCCAAGGATGTTGATTGCAATATCCTATTTAAGAACATGAGAGTTACTCTCGATAAGGTTCGTCAGGGGATTGACAAAGCAAGATGAGCGGCTTATAATAGACTCGTACAAAAGCCAAATCCAATTACACAGGCCAAATCTATGTCTTTCGCATCACTTAAAAAGCAATCATCTCTTGGTAGTCTGACTGCCAAACTTGTTAAAGAGGTTGAAAAAACCAATTCAACAAATAAAGGAGATGACCGTCTCTGGAAACCAGAAGTTGATAAAGCAGGTAACGGATATGCCGTTATCAGGTTTCTTCCAGCACCTGATGGAGAAGATCTTCCTTGGGTAAAACTATACTCTCACGCCTTTCAAGGACCAGGTGGATGGTATATCGAAAATTCACTAACTACAGTGAATCAGAAAGATCCTTGTTCAGAGCATAACACTCAACTTTGGAATAGTGGAGTAGAATCCGATAAGCAAATTGCTCGTAATCAAAAGCGTAAACTTTCTTACTATAGTAACATCTATGTTGTAAAGGATCCAGCGAATCCTGAAAATGAAGGTAAGGTATTCCTTTACAAGTATGGTAAGAAAATCTTTGACAAGATTATGGGTGCAATGCAACCAGAATTTGAGGATGAGACACCTCTCAACCCATTTGATTTCTGGCAAGGTGCAGACTTTAAGGTTAAGATTAAGAAGGTAGCAGGTTTCTGGAACTATGATAGTTCTGAGTTTGCTGCTCCTAAACCACTCCTTAAGGATGATGATGCTTTAGAAGCACTCTGGAAGAAAGAGTACTCATTGCAGGAACTAGTTTCTGCTGATAAGTTCAAATCTTATGATGAACTTAAGAAGCGTCTTGAAGCAGTTTTGAAACTCAATGCTGCACCTGCTCGTCAAGTAGCAGAAGAAGTTGCTAACGAAGAGGTTGAAGAAGTTGCAGCAGCACCTGCAGCAGAAGACGATGCTCTATCATATTTTCAACAGTTAGCTGAAGAATGAATATCGTAGGAATCTATGGTGCATTTGATTGGGATGCCAATCATGGCAAACTCACTGATTATTTTAGCGTAGATTCTGTAGAAAGTACATCCTGGTCTCACGACTCAGGGTGTACTCTTTTTATGGATGGAAAGCATATTTGTAGTATCAGCGAAGAAAGAATTTCACGGACAAAGTATGATGGAAATTACCCAAAGAATTCTATCGATCTATGTTTAGATAAAGGTGGTATTCATAGAAGAGATATAGATCTAGTATATTTTGTACCAACTCATCATTTTATTTGCTTCCAACAAATTAAAAGTGGTTTGGCAAATAAGATTTTAAAACAATCATTTCCTAAGGCAGAGATTAGATTTACAGGACATCATCTTGCACATGCAGCTTCTACTGTCTTTACATCAGATTTTAATGAAGGTACTTTTCTAACCTTTGATGGTGGTGGATCTGCTATTCAAGATCCAACTAGAGATTATGTTGATCATATTGAGAATAATTCTATAGGATACTTTAATAAGAAGAAGCGTATCTTTAGATTTTATAATATGTTCGAGCATCAATATAATAATTTCGGACAGTTATATCAGAGTGTAGCATCAAAAATTTATCAGAAGAAGACAGGTGAAGAAATAAAACACTGGGAAGGTATCACTGCCTCTAATGGTAAGATAATGGGATTGTCTGCATATGGTACACCAGGTGATCATCCTAAAGGATATGAAGTAACTGAACATTCTATTCCTTATATTAATTTTGCTGCATTTGCTGAGAAATCAGATTATTATCACGAGAAGTTATGTGATATGATGTCACCTGAGGATGCTGCATATTATCTTCAGAGAACTTTTGAGGATGGAATGTTAGATCTTCTTAAATCTTTAAGGAAAGGTCATTTAGATAAGAATACTTGTTTTGCTGGTGGAGTCTTTCTTAATGTTTTAGGTAATACCCTTATTAAAGAGAGTGGTATCTTTGAAGATATCCATATACCACCATTTACAGATGACTCTGGTGTGCATTTTGGTGCTGCTATATGGGGATGTTATGAGAATGAAGAAGATATATCTTTACCAGATAATCTTGCTCTTTTAGGTAGAGATTTCCATAATGATGAAATAGTACAGTATCTTGATATGTTTGATCTTTCTTATAGGGACTATGACATAGATATTGTTGCAGATCTTATTAAGGATAATAAAATTGTTGCTTGGTTCCAAGGTAGATCAGAGGCAGGACCAAGGGCATTGGGATCTAGATCGATCTTTATGAGTCCTACCAGAGCTGAAAATAAAGACATTTTGAATAAGAGAGTAAAGCATAGAGATCACTGGAGACCTTTTGCTGGTACGATATTAGAGGATCGTGTAGGAGAATATTTCTTAGAGGCATATACTAGTCCTTATATGCTATATTCTCAGCATTCTACAACTGATGAGATACCTGCGATTACTCATGAAGATAGGACTTGTAGGATTCAAACAGTCAATCAGGATCAGAATCCTAGGGTACATGATCTCTTGACTAGATTGGATCCTCCTGTTATACTTAATACATCATTTAATGATAATGGAGAACCTATAATAGATTCACCTTATGATGCTGTTCGGGCATTTACCCATTTGGATATTGACCATATGGTAATTGGTGATTTTATTGTAGATAAATAAATCAGAACTATTATTTTTGAGACATGGCTTTTTCGGCAACTCATTATATTGTTAATTACAAAACAGGTAACTCTGACAAGAGCATAGAAATCTATGCTACTAGTGCTGCTGATGCAGAAACTAAACTTAAGAAAAAGTTTCCTGACGCTACAAGCATTGTTGCTTCTGTTGTAAACTAATGTCACGCAATAAAATTATCGCATATGCCGATGCTAACGGCAAGTGTAGAGTAGTAATCCCTACAATGGATTGTGCTCTATCCGATGATGATGTTATTGCAAAGGATATCCCTACATCGGATTATTCTGTCATTGATCCTGCGGATTTACCCTCTAAGGAGTTTAGATCTGCATGGCAGTACAATCATGGCAGTAAGACTGTTACAGCAGATCTTGCTACAGCAAAGACACTTACTACTGAGATATTGGAAGCTAAGTTTCTTGCTACAAAGAAAGAAAATGCAGATATACAGTCAATAGCAGACATGAAGGGAGAATCTGCTTCTCTTAAATCAAATCCCTCAGTACCATATACAACTATTAATAACGCTACTACTATATCTGAATTAGAAGCATTGATTTGACATGAAAAAATTTGAAGAGCATACTGCTCAACATGAGGAGTATAATTATTCTCGTGAGGATCCTTTTTATCTTATTTCACTAAGTAAAGATGCTATAAAGGAACTATGGGATTATATTGAAGATCTTGATGATGATGAATGGTGGGAGTGTAATCAAGAATTTGAAGATAACGAATATAGAAAATCAGATATCCATGTTCCCTTAACAGATACCTTCCCATATAAAGTGGGAATGAATATGTTTAATTTGGTAAATCATAAGAATTACCAGATGGATATTACTGGATATGAATTCCAGATCCTTAGATATGGTGAGGGTGGTGCTTTCCATTGGCATTGTGATTATGGAATCGCACCAAAGAAAGATGTATGGAGAAAGTTAAGTTTGAGTATTCAACTTTCTAGTCCAGAGGATTATGAAGGTGGCGAATTAATTCTTATTGATTATTCTAACAGGCAATGCGAAATTCCTAAGGTTAAAGGTGCTTCTGTTGTTTTTGATGCCAGATGTCCACACAAAGCATGTCCTGTCACAAAAGGTGAAAGGTATGTATTGGTTGGGTGGGCTAATGGACCTAAACTTAGGTAGATGCTTTTTTAAGTGTACGAGATTCGTATTGTGATGATTTGCTGTAGGTAAATATTTCAGTCAGATCTGTCATGAATTGAGTGAGATACTCTGGTTTCATTACTCTTATATTTCTTTTCTTTTCATTTTCTCTAGTCTCTGCTAGATAATTACTGACTCCTATTATAAATGGGTCATCTAGAGGTATACCTATACCTAGTCTAATATTAGGGTTATCTGGATGAGGTATAGTAAAATCTCTATCTACTACCTTACCTGCTGGCATAACCAATCTATTTTGAGAATCTCTGACTTCTTTAGTTTCATAGTATCGAGTTGCATTTAAGTCTCCATCATACTTATTATAACAATATTCATATAACTCTTTACCAGACATTGGCCAGTCACTTCTTACATTTGTCATATTATTAATTGTAAAAATAATCCAATCATATTCTGGATCTCCATATAATTCTTCTGCAACTTGTTCTGGACTTTCACCTTCTTTGATAGTATATTTGTCTAGAAAAGATATACTATTAAGTACATCATCTCTTAATTTTGCTCTCAAAAATAAATTTTTAGCTTCAACATAGTTGTCTCTATCATAGTTTTGAGCTTCTGGATTTTTATACCTAAAGTTTGGTACTTTTTGAAAATAGTGTCTAGACATTAGAATCCTACTCCTTTTTCTAGAGGAATTGCATCATAATCTTCAGCGTAGATTGGATTCATTTCCATGAATTGAAGACCTAAGTTCATATGTACTGGAGCACCATCATCATATGTTGCATAGGTTCCACTAGATGTATAATTTACTTGCATATTTCTTAGAGCACATACTTTAAATCTATTAAGGAAAGGATGTTCTTTTGATCCTTTCATGTAAGTTAGTCTGAAGATATCAGGAGCATTTAAAAATCCTAGATTTCCAGGTTTCATCTTAGCAGCACTTCTTGTTTTTAATAATCTTATGATCTTTCTAACTTCTTTTGCTTCTGTTGAAGTTCTTGGTGCTAGATTCCAATTAAAATTAAAACTTCTGAGTTGTACACCATTAAATAGTACTTCTACATTCTGATTGACTACCTGTCCTGTAGTCCTTGAAAGCAATCCACTAGCAGTTACATTAGCATTAAGTACATTAGCAAACTGTGCTGTTGCTATTGTTTTCATGTAATTAATAGCTTGAGTTCCTCTATTCTTAGCTCCCTCACCAGCGTTAGCAATTTTATCTGGTATATCTTGTATATTTCCTTCCATTATTTCTTTACCAAATTCTGCAGCCATTCCTGCAAAATCATTTAATTTATCCTCACCCCAATTTACCCCATTATTATCTTGTATATCTTGTGGTATTGGTAATATAATAGAATGCACAGCTTTTTGACTACCATATTTGTCACTTGCGGTAGCCATTGCATTGGCATAATTTCCATCTTTAAATAAGGTTGATGAATCAAAGTTATCACCATCTTTAAATCCACCTTCAAAACCACCTGAATGTGCTTTATATTCTAATACTTCAATTAAAAAGTAGTCTGATCCTCTCGAATGAAGATCATACGGATATCTTAATTGTGCGTCAACCCCTTTAGTTAAAGCCATTTATAGACTCTTTTTATGTATTTAGCTTGAATTTCGCATATGACAGTGATCTAGCATGTTCTAGTTCAGCAACCGATAGTTCATGAAACTCTCCGATCACTTCATTCCATGTATAATTTCTCATTTTATTCCAATGATAACTGAATCCTCTAATACCCCACTGTTTCAATTCCATACATGCTATTAAAGGAAATTCATCATATTCAATCATAGGAGTCTTTGGTAGATATACAAATGTATAGAATCCACCTTCTTCTGGTAAGATAACTTTAGTATCTTGTAAAGCATCTAAAACTTCCAGCATTGTATCTTCGGGATCTTCTGTCCCAACAAAGTCATCTACAATTGGCTGTAGTCTAGACACCTAAGTTATCCTCCGTTAGTATTTTAAACTCCATCATTCTGTCCTTACAGAATTCTTTTGCTGCACCCCATTTTGCTTGATTCTTAGCATACTCCATCACTTCTCTTACATATTTTCTATTTTTAGTCTTCTGAATTTTTGGTTCAGTGCATTGTCTTTTAGGTTTTATTTCAATAATATATTTCTTAGGTACTCCTGAATTATCTTTTACTTTAACATAAAAGTCAGGAAAATATCTATGTAATCTATTGTCAAGGGGTGATCTGTAAGGGATAATAACCTCTTCACTTCCCCATTCAATAATGTTATCATTCTTATCACAATATGACATAAAGACTTTTTCCCAAGAACTGCGATAAATAATATTACGATAGTCCCCTCTATACTTTGTTATATTAGAAGGTCTAAATCTTCCTGAACGAGCCATATATCGTATAAGATCCCGTTAGGTATTTATTGTGCCAGTCTATCCAAGAGTAAAGAAAACTGAACAAATTCGTAGTTTATTCCAGAGAGTTGCTACTACGAACCATTATGAGGTGTTCTTTAGTGGATTTGGAAGATTGCAGGGTCTTAGAACTCATATGACCAATAGACAACCCAGATTAACCAATTACTTTATTGGTAGAGATCTTGGTTTGCTATGTAATAGTGCAGAGTTACCTGCAACTTCTTTTGCTACATCGCAAATAGAAGGTAATAGGATGGGAGTTATAGAGAAGATGGCTCATACTAGAATATTTACTGATACCACTATGACATTCTATGTTGATAGTGATTATAGAAGTTTAGAATTTTTTGAATTGTGGCATGACTTTATAGCATCTGGATCTGATAATGATCCAGGAAATGCTAGACATAATATAAATTATTATCATAGAATGAGATATCCAAAAGATTATAAGGTAGATACTATAAGAATACAAAAATTTAATAAAGATCATTTTAGAAATGTAGAATATACTTTTCTAAATTGTTTCCCCATTAATGTAGCATCTATGCCTGTCTCATATGCAGAAGCACAGGTGTTGGAGGTACAAGTGACATTTGCTTATGATAGATATTACTTTGGTTCTATTAATTCTCTTAATCGTAAGAGTGAAAATATAACTCATCCTAGAATTCAACTACCAAGTGTATTGGGTAATGAAAATAAAGTAGATGAAGAAAAGACTATTTACAAATTAGATGGTCTTGAGAGAACTGGTTTTACACTTACTCAGGAAGAATTTGATAGAGAAAGGGCAAAGAGATTTGTACCAGATAATAGTCTAGGAGATTTCCCTGCAGATAGTTATATAAGTGATATTGCATAAATTATGGTATAATATACATGATGGAGTTTTAGTATGGGATTAGCACAAGATTTAAAAGAAGGGACTAAACAATCACACTCTGCTGCAGAGAATACTAAGTTTGTCTCATCATTTTTGCGTGGAGTAGTTAATAAAGAAAAGTATAGGCAACTTGTTGCCAACTACTATTTCATTTATCAGGCTTTAGAAGTAGAAGTTCTAAGATTGAAAGATGATCCTATTGTAGGACCATTGAATATGAAAGAACTTTATAGACAGCGTGGTCTATCAAAAGACTGTGAGTATTTTTTTGGTAACGATTGGAGAAATACTATCTATCCTTCAGAAGCATGTCAACAGTATGTTAATCGTATTCGTGAGGTAGCACATGATGATACTGAACTTCTGGTAGGTCACCATTATACTCGTTATCTTGGTGATTTATCTGGAGGTCAGATACTTAGAAATATTGCTAAGAACTCACTCAAGTTAAATGATGGTGGTTTAGATTTCTATGAGTTCCCTGACATAGAGAACAAGAAGGAGTTTAAAAATAACTATCGTGCTACCCTAAATAAACTGCCTGTAACATCATCACAGGTTTCTGCTATTGTCTCTGAGGCAAACTATGCATTTCGTTTGAATATGTTTATGTTTGAAGAGTTGGATGGCAACGCACTCAAATCCACATTGGCTTACATATGTGGTATAATTAAAGGAAAAAACTGATGCCATTACCTAAGATTACTGCACCACATTATGAATTGGTGATCCCTTCTTCTGGGAAGAAAATAAAATATAGACCTTTTTTAGTTAAAGAAGAAAAGATTCTTGTCATTGCTATGGAGAGTAATGATCTTAAGGATATTGCAAATGCAATTAAACAAGTTCTAAGTAATTGTATTCTTACTAGAGGTTTTAAGGTTGATAAATTGTCTACATTTGATATTGAATATCTATTTCTTAATGTTAGAGGTAAATCTGTTGGTGAGACTGTAGATATTAAAGTTACTTGTCCTGATGATGGAGAAACACAAGTTCCAGTAACTGTTGCTCTTGATGATATTCAAGTAGTTGAGAATCCTGATCATAATAAAGATATTAAATTGGATGATACTTTGACATTGAGGATGAAGTATCCTTCATTAGATCAGTTTATTAAAGAGAATTTTAGTTTAAAGGATGTTGGGTTTGATCAGTCATTTGATATGATTGCAGATTGTGTAGATACAATCTATAGTGAAGAGGAAACTTGGACTACTGCAGATTATACTAAGAAAGAAATGAAGGACTTTTTAGAACAATTAGGATCTAAGAAGTTTAAAGAGATTGAAAAATTCTTTACTACTATGCCTAAGTTGACTCACACAATTAAGGTTACAAATCCTAATACTAAAAAAGAGTGTGAAATTCCGTTGGAGGGTTTAGCAGCTTTTTTCAACTAGCGATGTTGCATGAGGATCTTTTTTCGTATTATAAAACGAATTTTGCCTTGATGCAGCATCATAAATACTCATTAAGTGATATTGAGAATATGATCCCGTGGGAACGGGAAATATACATTACATTATTGAAACAATATATTGAGGAGGAAAATCTCAAAGCACAACAGAAGCAGTAATGGCATTTTTAGGATTAGCAACATCAAGAGAATTATCTGGCACTGCTGGTGTTGCTAGTTCAAATGCTAGTCGAATTAGTGCTTTAGAAGGTGCTGGTGTTACCAAAGAGATATTTAAAGGTATAAATGAATCTATTCTTGCGATTAATAGAAATTTAATTAATATACAAGAAGCAATAACTGCTGATAGTGCTTTACAAAAACAGCAAGCAAGAGATCAAGCAGCAGACGCTAAGGAAAAATTAGATCTTCAGAAGAAAGAAAGAGCAGAGAGTTTCCTTGAACTAGATGCAAAGAAGAATCTTTTAAAACCAGTTGAAAAAGCAACTGAAGGGGTTAAGAGTGTATTTGAAAGATTCTTTGATGCATTAGGTGCTCTTGTTGGTGGATGGTTTATTGATAAGTTTGGTGATTTATATGAGGGGTGGAAAGATGGTGATAAAGAAAAACTAGAAGAAGCTGCTGGTCAAATTAAAGCAGGTCTTGGTATTCTTGCTGGAGTTTTTGTAGCACAACAAGTGGGTACAGTACTATTGAGTACTGCTATGGGTGGATTGATGGGTGCAATAACAGGTGG